CCGCCGCAGAAGTCATTGTTTCTGCTGCTACGGTTTGGGAAAGGTTGATTGTGTAAGTACCTACACCACCAGAACCAGAACCCAAGGCGGTAATCACAGTCTCTGCCGTGATACCAATTCCTGTCAGTGATTGGTGGGCCGTAATCGTGCCGCTGCTAACTGCGGTAACCGTTAGGGTTGTCCCACTAATAGAGCCTGTAAAAACGGCGTTTGCGGGGCTAGAAATACGCCATGTGTAGCGATAGGCTCCGTCTACGATATAAGCGTTAATTCCGTTGTCAGAAAGGCCAACACGACCCGAGGACGAATTGAGAATACCGACCACGGTTGCGGACAGGTTAGACGTAAAAACGTAAACGTAAGCGCCGCAAACTGCAATCATTTGACTGCCGCCCGACAAAGTACGCAACCCTCGAACCTCTGCGTTGTTTAGCACCGCCTCTAAGGTTAGGCCAGGAGTCGGGTAAAGCGCAACAACGCCCCGAACGCCACCTTCTTTAAGTGGGTCAATTTCGGGAAAAAAGTTAATACACTCCTGCGATTCTTGATAAATCGAGGGTGCTTCGTAACTTGGGCCGACAAATCCGAATTCGGGCATGGCAGTCCTTTAACGCAAGAAGCCGCCGGTCAAAATCCAGCCAGCGTCTTTTGAACGTCCAGTCAATAGGGCATCCTGATAGCGGGATACCATCTGTGGGCGCATATTGGTGCGTTTAATGGTCGCCTTGGCTTCGCCTGCAAACTTGGAAATCATGCCAATTTGCACGGGGCTGGCCTTGCCGTACATAGGCATAAGGCGCTCAGCAAGACACCAGCGCAGCGCATTGACGTAACCCTGCGGGATTCTCATGATGTCATACATCGTGGTGAATCGTGCAAAGATGGTATCCGTAAAGATGTGCATTTCACCTTGGGCAGGGTTAGGCCAAACGCTCAAATTCCCCAATGAGTCGCCAGGGTTGTAATACAACGCCTTGGGCCACGGGCCATTAAGGGTTTTTAGGCCGATCAATGAGTAATCGTCAAGGGTTAGAACTGCCACGGGATAGTCGAGGCCACCACCAAGGATAGGCTGACCGTTGGACGTTGTGTTAATTCGCACAAATGCAGAATTGACCCGCAAGGGCTTTTGGTAGTAACCCGAGATTGTCGTGCTGGCTACTGTCTGCGAGATGTTGACTTGGTATGTACCGACTTCCAATGTATTGCCACCCGCACCGCTGATAAACGACACAATGCTTGTGCCTGGGGTAATCCCTGTGCCTGACAAAGTTTGGTTAAGCGTAATTGCGCCCGATGCAATAGCCGTGACGGTCAGAATGTTGCCGGTGATTGAGCCGGTAAAACTTGATCCAACAGAACCGCCTGGGCCAATGGTGTATTGGGTTTGTCCACCAACCACGGGAAAAATGATTTCCGTGAAGTTGTAGACCATCATATCTTCGTTAGACCATTGATCTAACATATCGTTGAGCATATCAAACGCGTCTTGCGCCGCATCAGGCGTAGGCGTTTCACCGGCTTCCAACGCGCCGATGTCTTTTAATGCTCTTGATACTATTTCAATTGGCTGTGCCATTGCTACTCCAGGTAAACACGGGCGGTTTCCACGGAGGCACAACAGATTTCGTCTTGCTTAGAAGCGCCAATTGTTCCTCTAGTCGTGATTCTATTACATTTTGCCCGTATTGCGTTGCTCCGTCTTTGATCCATTGAATCACTTGTCGCTCTGTAACTTCGGCGTAAGGCGTCTTAATGCTGAACTTGTCAAACTCCCAATTTCCCTCAGTTTCAACCACATTTGTCTCATCTGTCGCCCAAACGTGATATTTGGCGTGCGTTATCGCCTCGCCTTCCACAGAAATCTCAAGAATTTTCCATTTTGCAATCACGATTTAGGATACTTTGTTTTAACAGCAAGACAAGCATCTATATACGCTTGTATTTGTGCTTGGTCACCTTTAACAATACCATCTAAATAATCGGCTGCCGCTGGGTATTCATTTTTACGTTTTTTAGCATATTCTGTTTTAGAATTTTCCAAATCATCTATTTCACGTTGTGCAATTTCTAATGTTGTAGCATCACGAACAATGCCATTTTCCATAATTTTATAAGTCATGATTTTGAAACTCCATAAAGTCTAAATGTTCCACTTGTTATATCTGACGTTGCAGAAGCAAGATAAAATGATAGTCCAGTTAATGAACCAGTTGTTCTATTGCTAAATCCAACAAATTGCGACGAACCATATGTACTTCCATTATTTTTAAATGACCTTGACTGTCCTGCTACTTTAAAATTCGTATTTGCTCCAAATATAGAAATATCGCCACTCCAGTTACTTACAGAATCATTAGTATTTTGTGCACTATTTAAATTTATTTGAGTTACATCATTTCCATATGCTGAAAAAACTGTTGTAGTACCAACATATGTGCCAGAATAATTATATGTACCTGATGTTATCAATGATGAATTTAAATAATATCTCATAAATAAATTTGCATTATTTGATGCCGCTACTACATTGAAATATTGAACTACATATTGGTCATAGGTACTAGAAAATCCAGAAGTAAAATCCACTGACGATACATTGCTGGTTACAGTTTGCGACGATAATAGAATTAAAGCTCCAGAACTTGGAGTAGACCATGTAGGCGCACCAGAGCCAGCACTGGTTAATACTTGTCCAGTTGTACCTGCACTTGTATAAGCGTGTGCTGTTCCTGTCCCATATCCTATTCCTCCAGCAGTCGCAGTGGCTGTTGAATTTGTCCCCCCATTTGCAATAGGCAATGTCCCGCTGACACCTGTAGTCAAAGAAACACCGCTAAAAGCAAGTGTTCCGCTTCCATTTGTTGTCAAGGCTTGTCCGCTAGAACCATCTGCACTAGGCAAAGTAAGATTCAATGTTGAGGCTGTATTTGGGCCAACTAAATTGACCGACCCGCCTAAAGTTGCTTGAAATGTAAGTTGACCCATGATTTTTCCTTATGGTGCAATTATAAGTTGCGAGGCCCGTAATGCGCCTGTGGAGGGAGTAAAACTAAGTTTAGTGGAAGTTACTTTTGCGGGCAAATTTCCGGTGCTTGCTGTCACCCAAGTTGGGTAAACAACGGTCGCTGTAGCAGCATCATCCGTGACACCAACGTTTGTTGCGTTAGTTGCTAACGTAACAACGCCCGCTGAATTTGTGTTTTCAGCAAGAATGGACAGATTGCGTGGAATGCTCATATTGCCACCCAAGAAGTTGTGTTTTCATCCCAATTATAAGGCTTTCCGTCATCAGGCGCTGAAATTGGCGCATCCCATTGGCAAGTTTGTTCATTAAGTAGCCAGCTAGGGTACGGTGTTGGCGGGATAAAAGCATCCCTGTTAGGGTCATAAATGTAACCAACTCCTGCATAGTTTTTACGGGTGGTGGCGTTATAGGAGGTCTGTTTCCATAACGGATAACCGCCACTCCAATCAACTAAGAACTCAATTCCTTTGGCTTCTGACTCTACGCCATTTACCAATAACTCATTGTTATGGATGCAATGCACTTCAAGCACTACATTATTTTCATCAAGTTTTGCAAAATGTGCCATGATTAAAATGTTATGGTTCCGCTACCAGTAAATTTATAATACCGATAAGTTGAGTCAGTAGTAACGGTAGGCGTTCCAGTTGTGTTAGTTGCCGTAACAGCAAGCAAAACCCTAAGAATCACAATACCAGAACCACCAGAACCAGGGCTTGGGTTTGTTCCGTTAGAGCCGCCGCCACCTCCTCCACCAGTATTTGCTGTGCCTGTCCCGCCTACGGTAGTGTTATATTTACCGCCTATACCACCACCGCCTGATCCCCTTGCACCAGCCGTAGTGTAAGCAGCGCCGCCTCCGCCACCTCCGTAATAAACACCTGTGCTAGTTATTGAAACAGTTGTTGTTGTGGTAGCGGCAGCACTCATTATGTAAGTGCCAATCCCGCCCGTTCCTGTCCCAAGTGAAACAATGTATGTACCGGCAGGAATATTTGAACCTGTTACTTGCGTTCCAACACCAATAACACCGGCAGAAACTACTGTAATTGTTAACGTAGTTGAGGAAGCTGTAGTTGCTGTACCCGCAAAAGCCACTGTATAAGCATTAAGAGTACCTGCGCCGCCCGTACCACCTAAACCTGATGTTCCATTTGTACCAGCAGCACCTGTACCACCGCCACCAGCGGCAGCAGTTGAGGCACCCAAGTTAGCTGTAGCAGTACCGCCGTTATATCCTTGGCGTGGTGGGCCAGCAGTTCCAGTTCCACCAGCTTGTGTTACACCACCACCACCACCGCCAGAACCGCCGCTACCAACGGTAGCAACTGATGCACCGCCGCCGCCACCACCACCGCCGGTAGCTGAAATAGTCGTAATAGAACTTCCAGCAATTGAAGATGCTGTGCCGCTATTTCCAACACTTGCTCCAGCAGGCGCTGTTCCACCAGGGCCAACAGTAATTGTGTAAGCTGTTCCTATATTTAACGCAACAGTATTTGTTAGCAAACCTCCAGCACCGCCACCACCGCCT